AGTTTGATTTATAGGTCCGACTTTAATATAAGGATTTACAGTAGCCGATCCACTTCCCGCTACGCTAGTTCCTGCTCCTGCAGCCATAGTAATTGTAAAGGTGTCAACTGTAGGTGCCGTCACCACTTGAAAAGTATTGGTTTCAAAATCAGCGGCTACATAACCTGCTCCGGTTGGAGGAGTAACAGAAGTAAAAGTAAATAAATCCCCTACTGATAAATTATGCGCAGCTTTGTTAACCGTTACAGATGCTTGAGTATTAACTGTAGTAAAGGTACAACCTGTTAAAGCAGTTCCCAAAGGTGTTATATCATAGAACGAACCACTATAATAAATTACTAAAACTCTAGATGAACCTAAAGCTACATATCT